TTGTGAAACTACTCTGATTTGTGTTGCCATTATGAATGTGTTGTTCTGTACTTAGGTGATGCATATGCAAACCTAAGTTCATAGTTGTACAATCCAGTGTTCTTTTCATCCTTCAGCTTCATTGATGAAGTTTCAAGAATTAGTGCTTTTGCATTTTCACCATCCAGAAGATGAATTTGTGGTGACATCATCAAGTCTTTTATCTGTTCAATTTCATAGTCTTGAAGATTGTCAGTGAACAATGTCAATTTTTCTTCTGGTCTAACTGAAGTTGTCATTTTACCTTGCTTTGCAACTGTTGTTGGATATGATGCTTCCATCCAAGCTGGAGAATATGGTGCAAGTGAAGTTGCTTGATTGATCAATGGCTTTGTGATATATTCACGCTTCACCTTCAATTCACTGGTCTTTTCTCTGTTCAATGTAATATAGTCCCAAGCACCAAATCTGTTCATGTATGCCAGTCTTGATTGTTCATACCTATCACAATAGTTGACAATCTTGAAGATGTATTGTTGCGACATTCCCAGATCAGCAGAATCTGTTGCTTGTACTTGATAAAATGAAATAGCATCCCGACCACCAGCAACTGCATCTGGAAGTGTTCCAGTGTATGGTGCTTCAGATAGGTCAAGTTTCTGCAGATTCTCTAATCCACAACCCATGAACATATAAAATGCTTCATAATTACTGTCATCAGTTGATGGTGTTGGCAAATAATTTCCACCAGATGCAGATGTGTTTTGTATTTCTAATGTTCCAAGAAGTGCTGGTGTTGAATCGTAATACTTTACTATGAATTTATATGGATCTGCATCAACATTGATTTTGTTTCTGTTTAAGAGTGCAATAGTATGATAGTCATCTTTTCCCAGATAAATATAAGGAACTGAATTCACCTTCACATGGTTTGAAGATAATAGACTTTTTGTGCTATCTTCAAGTTTATAATCATCAAAGTCAATAATCACCTTATCACTTTCATTTGCTCTACCCCAGAACATATACATCACTTTGTCAGTTGATGAACCTTGTTTTGTTGGAATACCATTTGCAGTTGTTGAATAGAATTCCCAGAACTTTAGATCTATATATCCAGCAACACCCCGAAATGCACTCATTCCATCTTCAGCACCAATAATACCCCAAGAAAAAATTCTGGATGCACCCCCGTTAACATAAGGCAATGTGTGAATACTTGGATATTCATTTGTGACACCCGCAATTTCAGTCTTAGAATGTGCAGTGATTTGTGGTGTCACAATAGATTGGAATATTTCAGCCAAATTGAAGATCACATTTCCTTGTTCATTCAGTTGTTGTGTGAATGAAATGGTTTTTGAATTTGGTGTTGTTATTGTTGGCAGTGAAGTTTGATAAGTTAATTCACATAATATTCTGTACTTATATGTGTCAGCTGGTTGTGTTGGATCTATATACACAAGATTCACACCAGTACTGATGTTGAATCCACTATCATTGATTCCTATTGTGTTTATGCTCATGACCTTAAATTCTTTTTAATATAGTTTAAAGCAATGGAAACTGCAATATCACCACCATCATTTGGAAGTGCTTGTTCAACTGCATCTTTGAAATAATGCCTTGCAGACATTCCCTTTGTTGCAACTGCTCTACCAAGAACAAATGCAAGTTGCTTTTTTGCTTGATCTGTATTCTTGGCAAATTTACCAGTCCCCATTTCACGAAGTCTGATTGGTTTGCTTTTTATCCATCCAGCCATCACACCTTTTGGTAAATTCTTTGACTTGAACTTGAATGGTGAATTCAGTGCAGATACTTTTGTACTTTCTGAACCTTGAACCCCTTGTTCAATAAATTGTGAATATAAAAGATCACTAACAAATTCAACATCAAATCCAGAACTGAATTGTCCAGTCTGTGTTCTTTTCTGCTTGATCCTATATGCCAGTGATTTTGACAATTCACCAGAATTGTTTGTCACTCGCATCTTGCCATCAATCTTCCGTTTTGCACCAAGATTGATTCTTGCAAGTTTCACCACCCTTGCACCAAATTTGTCCAGTTGTTGTTTTGTGCTTCCAGTCATCATCTATAATTTAGCCAGATCATGGTGTCCATTATATCGGCATCACTCATTGTTTCAGTAGTGAAGAACATTTCTTGGAAGTAAAAGTCTGCATATTCATCATCTTCTTTTGCACCTATTCTGAATGTTTCAGATGTCAGATCTAAAGTTTGAGAATAGGTAACTTTTGCATCAGAATCATTTGAATAATAAAGATATATTTTTGTGCTTGTGAATTGAACTGCAATTGTTATTGGTTCAAGTCTTCTGTGTGAAGTATCTTTGTCTGTTCCATTTGTAGGTGTCAAAGTGAAATCACTTAATGCTGGATAATTTCCAATTTTATGAAGCTGAAGTTTTCCAGTTGATACAAATTCAAGCCGAACTTCTGCATCATCACCCCATGACATGATTGTGTTGCTTTCATCATCAACTCCAAATCTTGAAAAGTCTTTGATCTTGATGAAGAAGATTGCATTTTCAGATCCAACAACACCATGTTCCAAATATCCATCTGTAAGTTCAGCACTATCACTTAAATGAAGTGCATTTTTAACCCTATCAAATGTCACTGCTTCACCAGTCATTGTCAATGTATCACTTCCAGACAAAGTGTCCTTAAATGCATCTAATGATGTTATTTCACCACTTGAATTCCATGATGCTTTTGATGACATATTCATAAGTGAATACCAAACAAAGTTGGTTGATGGTGCTTCTGGTGGCAATATCACATCATCACTGAATTGTTGTTCTGGATTGAAGTAAGGAATGGAACAAGCTGAAGATTCATTTGGTGTGATAATATCAAACGAAGTTGTCCAGCCACTACAATTGTCTGGTTCAGTGTCAATGAATGGTGTTGCAAGAACTGGAACTTCCATTGAAATCATGGTGTCTTCATTGATGAAGAATTTTCCATCTGTGATTTCTTTGCATATATCTTGAAGGATCAACAATGAATCTGACAAGCATGATGCTTCATTTTTCATCTTGTTTGTGGTGACATTATATCTATCAAACACAACAACATCAAATCCATATGTGATTGTTTGATCATCAATTGCAGTTGCAGTTGGTGTCAAGTGTAGTGCTGGATATTGTGTGAATTTATCCATATCAAACAAGCTCAATTCACCATAAGTGAATGAATTTATCTGTTGATGTCTTTCACATATTACATCAAAGTATTGAATTATTGCTTTGTAGGTGATCATATCTTGTTCTGTTTCTTCTTCATTTCCTTATTCCTTTCAGTTTGCTTGTCTGCATCCAGTGATAGTTTTGTCAATGCAAACATCAATGGAAGATCTGTGATTGCATCAAACTTCAAGATGTCACCACCAGCAAGTGCATCCACTACTGCAAACCATCCATAAGATGATGTTGCACTTTTCTTTTGTCCCTTTCTGAATACTGAGGGGAATTGTTCAGTTGTTCTTTTCCTAAACTCCAAAAAAAAACTGCAATTGGATTCCCAATATTGATAGACAACTTCTTGAACTTGTTAATGTTTCCAGCATGAATGTCAAGATCATATGGTTCAATGTCATATCTGTTGCCTTTGGTTGTGATGATTGGTCTGTATAGCACTGACATCATCTTTGCCATGTCATTTTCTTTTGCATAAGTTTCAATGTCAACAAATTCACCCATTGTGATTTCATCTATTTTTGGATGGAATCCATACATTGTTCCTTCAATGTCTATCTTGTTGATGATCTCTTTGTTTACTGGTTTGCTTATCAGCTTTTGAAGACTATTTTCAATCTTTTGCAAATCACTTAATTTCATGCATTCCACAATTGATTCATCAATGTCACACAACACAGAAATTGTTTTCACAATAATCTGGTGATGATCTTCAATATCTTTGATTGTGTCATTGTATAGCTTGAATTTTTCAATGCTTATTTCAGACCAGTCAGCAGGAATTGATATTTCAAAAGTGTTCTTCATTTCAATAGTTTAAAGTTGATTTGTATCTTGTTTCCTTTCAAAAGGCATATACACCATAGTTTCCTTTTACTTCATACCACATACGCATCATCAATGCATCTGCAAAGTCTGGTGATCTACCAAGCAGTGATTTGATGGTGTCTTTGGGAATGATTGAAAGTTTTTGTGTGTCCTTGTCAATCTTGTCACGCTTGATGATTTCAAGTTCTTCAATGATGGTCTGTTTGTGCTTCTTGTCTTTGATTGCTATTTTCCCAGCATTGACCATTTCTGCAAGTTTGAAGTAGCATTGTGTTTTTAAGTTCTGGAAGTTTTCAGATTTCAGTGCTTTGCTTCCATTGACAAATCCTTTGCAACCAACCACACCATCTTTCACACCACCACCAACACCATCTTCATCAACAATGATGTGTGACCTTTGCACTCCATTCTGAAGTGACATTGTTTTGATTTCTTCAATTGTCTTTGTCACTGATGACTGATCAATTGAAATGATCTTTTCAACTGACAATCCATTCCATAAACAAATGATGGTTTTATCTGCACCAAATCTTGCAACATCACAAGTGATGAACTTCAATGAATCTTCAAGTTGATTTGTGAACATATCATGAATTGAATCATAATCAAACAACAACGCATCATCTTCATTATATTCCCAGTCACCAAGAAGAAGTCTTTGTCTGGACACCTTATCAAGTTTTTCAAGTTGCTTGACATAATGTTCTGATATTTCAGTATTGTCCTTCACAAGTGATTGAATGAACTTTCTGTGATCCAACATTCTTTCTTCTTTATGTGGTTTGTAGAATTCAGAATACAACCATGTTTTTGTTGGATTGCAAGTCATTAGCGTTTTAGGAATTAGATCATACTTGTCCAGCTTGAATCTGATCCTTGAATTTAATATGTTCACTGCCTTGTGACTTACTTCAGCACATTCATCAATGAATGCATCTGTGATTTCTAATCCACCTAAAGATGTGAAGTCTGGATCAGATGGGTATAAAAACAGATCACGCAAATAAATGATTGAACCATTGAAAAAGGTGATTGTTGATTCTTGTGCATTGTATGTGAAATCTTCATTTGGCTTCAATCCACAATAGTCTTGTGCTACTTCAAAGAATGTGTTCAATGTTGTTGCTTTCAGATTCTTCAATTTAGACCTTCCAATCACTGATCTTGTTCCAGCATATGTCAATCGTCTTTGAATTTGCCAAAGACAACCAGTGAATGTTTTTGATCCACCAGCACCACCACCAAACAAAACTTCAGTTGTGGTTTTATCTTCAAGATATTCAAAGCATTCAATTTGCTTTGGAAACAATTCAATGTTGATTTTATTCAATCTGCTTTGGAATTAAATTGATGACAATTGATTTGTCAGTCACTTCTGCTTTCACTTCAGTCCTTTGTAATTTAGGAACTATGAATTCAGCCATCTTGATCATGATGTTCAATGCTCTTTCTGGATCTTCAATTGCTACATCAGACAACCATCTTTTCATGTTGTCCAGATTGTCAGTCATGAGCATTTCAAATGCTTCACGAATTTCATGTGATGCCTTGTTTGGAACACCCTTTCTGCTTCCAGCTAATTGATTCCCCTTTTCAAATGGCATCAGTCCTCTTTGTTTACCATGCTATTGTAATAGATGTAAATGACTATTACAGATAATAGCATTCCAATTGCATATATTTTTTCCATCAGTTTATGTCTTTGGATGTCACTTTGTCTTCATCTGGTTTCACTTCATCTGGTATCACATCCATCAATTGAAGTTCTGTTGCACCAGATTCAAGTATTGCTTTGAACTTGATTGCAGTTTGAATTGCTTGATCAAGTGCATAACCTTTGCACAACCCTTTCACATATGATGCAACACCAATTTGTTCTGGAAATGTTTGATCAATCATTTTAAAGAAATCAATCCTTCCATCTTTCAATTTTGGTGTTTCTTCTTCTTGTTGTTTGTCTTGGTTCATTGTCTTGATTTTACCCATGTCTGTTTTTTTTTAGTTATTCATCATCTTCATCTACAACTTCACAATGTTCTTTGCAGTCTGCACATATGTCTGTGTTTTCATACACACCAGCACCACAACAATTTGATTCCCCTTCATAACTTGATAAATGCTTCATCTTTCTTTGTTTGTTTATGATCCACAATTTTCACAATCTTCATCATCAATTCCACATGATTCTGGCTGATCCTTATCTTCAAGGTCTTTCACCCAGTCATCCCAAATTCCCCTTGCAACATCTTTGTCCTTTTCTTCTTGTGGTCTTTCATCATCTGGATTCAATTTATTCTTTGTCATTGTAGGTGGTTTTTAAAATAATTGTTAGATAATCAATTGCCTTTCTGATGTCTTCTGCACCATTTTTGTTTTTGTGTCTGGAAACATATTTTATGACATTCCCTTCACAAAAGTCAAGATCATTTGCAATGATGAAGTCAACTGGTTCAATCTTCATTGAAGTATAGTGATCAGTTTTTGGTATCATCCAAGTCTTTTCAGTGTTCATGCTTTGTTGAAATTTTTAAGTCTTTGATCATGTCTTTGCTTCAGTAGTTCTTTGTATTGTTTCTTATCACCATAAGTGATGTGACAATTTCTGCACATTGCCATGATGTTTTTGATGTCATCTTTTTCTGAACCACCCATTCCCCGACATTCAATGTGGTGAATATCCACTGCACGTTTTCCACACATTTCACAACCTATGAATTCATTTCCAAAGTAGTTGAAGTGTGTCAAGTATGTTTTAGTATGTTTCTGCATCCAGCTTGTCTTTGATTTGGTCAACTAATCTGTTCATGTACTTCAGATAAAATATGTCAAACTCAATGTCATTCTGTTTGTGTTGCTTCCAATATATGTATAAGACTGCTCGTAGTCTTTGTGAAGGTGTTTTTCCATCATTCTTTTCTGTACTCAATTTGAATCCATCTAATGCATCCAATTCTTCTTGTGATATGTTGTCACTTGAAAGATACATCAATGCTTCAGACCTTCGCAGATCAAACAATTTCACTGCTGATTCAGTGTTCAGTTCATATGTGGACATCACAATCTTCACTGATCCATCATGTCTTGTTGCAATGGTTTCAACTGCAACTGGCATCACCAACTTAGTCATCTTGTTTTTTTATTATGTCATATAGTTCTGGATCAAGTTCTTTGATCTCTTTTTCAAATTGATTCCAAGCAAGATCACTTTCTTCTTGCCCTATGTCAAATTTTGATCCAGTTCCAATTGATGATTGATTTCTTGCATTCTGTTCAAGCATCTTATCAATCTTTTTCTTGACTGATTTGTTTGTATAGTATCTGGATTTTTCTCTATTCTTCATATGCCTTCACAAGTTCATCCATTTCTTTCAGTGCTGATTTCAAGCATGGAACACAATTGCTGGTCTTGGTGTTTCCACCAATATACTTTCTGATCATGTTGTATAGTTCTTCTTTCTGGTCTGGATTGATTGAATGCTTCACTTCTTTCAATAATTTCTTCACTGCAATATAATCATTTTCAGCCACTTGAAGTTCATTCCAATACGAAAAAGGACACTTTGTGAATGATATTTTTGTCTTGGCATCCACGAAACAACCACACGTTCTTTTACTTCCAACCTTATTTCCAACAACTGGTGTTCCACAAGATCTTGATCTCTTTCTGAAGTGTCTGCACTTTTCACAAATTGCCAGTCTTTTTTTTGCCAGTTCTGGATCTGCTTTCAATGGTTTCATATTAAGTTCTTAATGTTCTTTTTTACTTTCTCAATGGTGTATTGAATAGACTTGAAAGTGATTCCAGTTTCTTCTGATAATCTTCTGACTGACAATCCAGTTTCAAAATATAGTTGGAACAATTTCCGATCATAATCATCAAAGGTGTTCAAACATTCATCAATCCTTTTGTTTAGTTCTTCAACATAGTCTGATGACTGATCATTCTGTTCTGTGTTCTTATTCACCAGATATTCCAGAAATGATTCATCACTTTGGATCTTCTTCTTCTTGAATTGCACAACCTTTTTATTGAATTGTGATTTCTTTGAAAAGTATTTCACCATCATGATCTTGCAGATGTATGTCTTTATTTTTCCAGAATCAATGATGATCAACAATCTGTGTTGATTCATAGTCATCAACTGAAGAAATGTTTCTTGAACCAGATCTTCAGATAAGTCCTTGTCTTTTGTTTGCTTTATTGCAAACCCAAGATAATAATTGAAATCTTTATACATCCATTCAATTGGATTCCATTCAGTCTTCATTCAGATGTTATTCTTTTATTGTATAGTCAACATCTACTTCTGGAAAAGTTGTGGTCAAATACCATTCAATCACTTCAATTGTGTGATCAATTCCAGTGCAGACAAATGTTTTATAATTTCTTTCTTTCAAATCTTCCAATGTTCTTTTTTGTACTTGTGATGCGTAATTTCCTTTGACCTTCAGTTCAATTGCAAGTCCATGATACATGATTCCATCAATCATTCTTGGTTCATAGATGAACAAATCTGGGAAACCTTTTTTGTAGCCACACAATTTTGCTTTCACCCTTTGTGATTCATACTTCAAATATGTCCCCCCCATTGATCCATTGATGAAGATGGCTGGATGTTGCAGTTTCATGTATTTGATCACTGCTTTTTGAAGATCTGCTTCATGTTGTTTACGCTTCTTTTTCATATGGTTTTATTTGTGGATGCCACATCAACATCCCTTCATTGATTTCTGATTGTTCTTCACACTTACTGCAATATTTTATCCATGATGACATTGGTGCATTGCAACATGAAGAATAGCAATCATCTTCAGCTTCATTTCCATGCTTTTCTTTGAACTTCTTTTCAAGTTCTTCTTTCTCTTTTTTCATTTTTTTAAGAAATTTTTGATTGATATTTCAGAAGATCTTTCACCAAGTCCAGACCATTCTGCATTGTTTTGTGCTTTCTGTTTTTCCCTTTCACAGACTATCATGTCAGTTCTTTGCTTTTCATATTTCGTCAACCATTCCAATATCATCCCACCATCCACACGATCATAAATTTTCTCATTCAATTTAGCTAATTTCAAGCACATAGCAAGATCATAATAGTTTAAATGTCTGAATTGCTGAATGATGAGATATGATACTTCTTCCAGTTGTGTTTTTTCCATCTTAGATTTGCATCCATAAAAGTTTTGAAACTGGATCAGCATCAACATGAGAATGTCAATGGTCTTTTCTTCTTCATGCTTGTATGCCTTATACAATGATACTGGCTTCTGAACCAGTGCCACTTTCACCACATCATCCATTGTCATCTTCAACACCTTTCTGTTGAAGTCTGGATTCATTGGTGCAAAGATTTGTAATTCCAAACTTTGTTTATCTATATTTTGCAAGGATGTCATCGGCTAAGTTTTTTGAATTGGTTGTTTTTTTAAGTTGTTGAATGATGTTTGGCAAATTTGAATTTATCTGTGACAACTTATTCTGCTTTTGAAGAAAGTCATCCAGATTCTTCCAGTTCTGAAATATGTATTTTAAAGCATTCAAAATATTTTCTTGACTATCATCACCTTTTTGTTTACAAAGTGTCTTAAGGTAGCTTAAAATAGTCTTCATTGCTTTTCCTTGAACTGCATCAATCTTTGCTGGTGCATCCATATTTGATAAACAAAATTTGTGATAGATGTCAATTGACATCTTATAAATGGTTTTAGTATCTGTGTTTATAGTATCTGTGTTTTTAGCATCTGGTATAGGTTTGACCGTTTGGACAATTGCATTTGCCTTTTTAGACAACTCCATTTTCCCTTTTGGACAATTCCATTTGCCTAAATCGACAAATGAAGGTTCATCAACAATTCCGTACCATTTTGTTCTGTCATACTTTGCTGAATTATAATTCCCTTCAGTGATCAAATTTTGATCCACCAGTGATTTGATAATTCTTATTATTTGCTTTTTGGTAAAATAAGGAAACAGATCATCAAATGCAGACACTGAATTGTAAGTCCAGTATCTGCCATCATGATTGTGCTTGTTGTTTGCTTTGTTCTTGCTGATCCAAAAGATGAAGTGTTTCATCAAGATAGATTCTTCAAGACCAATTTCCTTTGCCAATTCTATGTCAAAAGAATGTTCCATTTTTAGTTGTTTATAGCTTTGAAGATTTCCAATTCAGACTTCTTTGTCAGCTTGGCAATCTTTTTGATTTGTGAATTCATCAAGTCTGGCTTTGATAAGTAGGTGTCAAGTGTCTGTCTTGACATCTTCAGATCTTCAGCCATTCCAATCTTTGTTGCAAATAAGTCCTTGAACATGACTTCTGCTTTGTTTTTCGGATTCCAGTTCATTAGAATGGCATATCAGATGTTGATTCAACTTTGACAAATTCTTCTGCTTTACCAGTATTTTCATCATTATTTTCTTCACTCATTACCCAGTCAACAATCATCTTTGCTTTTGCAAATACAAATTTAAGATCTGTTTTCCCTTCAGAAATACAAAGATCTGATGCAACCTTCAATGAAGATTGTTTCACTATCATCTTCTGAATGTTGTCATTTCCAGCAAATTGTTTGCTTGGTGTGAATGAATTCTGTTGAAAATGTGGTTTGATTTTGTTTCCATATTGTGTTGAAGACAATTGATATTCCTTTTCTTGTCCCACTGGGAAATTCTTTNTTCCACCATCTGCTGATTTTGAAAGATATTCACCAACATCTTCACCAATTTGAATTTCAAATTTGAAGAAGATTCCATGTTGCAATTTCAAGTCACCATTTGACTGAACACTTTTGACAATTCCTTTTTTGATTTCCATCTTAGTTGTTTTTTAATGGTTGATTTTTAGTGTTTGGTTTGTTTAGATTTTCCCACTCTTGAATGGTTGAATCTTCTGGATTGCTTTTGCTTCTGGCATGAAAGAATTCTTGTTCTTGTGCTTCAGCTTCAATCTTTTTTGCTTCATCATAAAGATGTGGATTCCCACCAAATACTTCTTGTACGAATTGTTCAAATAATTTTGACATGATTTTCTTGGTTTTAGTTGTTAAAAATATAGTGCAATATAGTCAAATAGTTCTTACAATGATTCAATGATGTCCATGAATTTTTCATTTCCTTTCTTTGCCACCCACCTTCCAGTGCTTTCATTTAACACCATTTGTTGCATCTTCAAATTCACTTGATATTTCGTTTGTTCAAGAAGTTCAATTTCCCTTCTTTTTAGCTGGTATTCAAGCATTGGAAAAATATTTGAATCATTCAAGTCACTTTGCTTGATTTCTTGCATCATCAGATGCATTCTACCTAAGAACATTTTTCTTGATTCCATATGTCAGTTGTGTTGTCATTGTGCATCTTATTCCAATCATATATGAACTGACAAATGATCTTCAATTCATCATTGTTTTTGATCATCCAATCTGGAAGTACTATGTCCCACTGTTGTGAATCATACATTCCCTCTTTTTCTACATCCATCATCACTGAATGTCTTTTTGATATGAATTCAATGTTTGATTTTCCAAACTTGATTGCATATGCTTTGTCTGTTTCAACTCTTTTGATTCTGGTTGATTTGTTCAATCTTAATTTCATATGTGATTGCTTAGTTGATTAATTACTTGGATCTGGGAATCCACCCTTTGTTGAATAGAAATACAAGTGGCTTTGATTTCTTGAACATTTGCTGGATAAAAATATCCCTTTGAACTTGAACAAATTGGTTCACCTTGATTTCTTAGATGGTTGATGATTTTGCGAAGTCTNACAGTCTGCAATTTGAANTCAGTGTGATTGTTGAATCCAGAACATATCTTTGATCCAGCAATAGCNTTTGACCTTCCAACATACTTCTTCAGTCCTNTCATGACTGATTGTGAAATCTTCAATTCATCTTTAGACAGATTGCAAGTTTCTTCTTCAAAATTTCTGATCATTGGTTGGTGATTTTTATCCATGCCTTTCTTCTGATAAGTGCAGACATTGATGCATTAATTCCATAATAGATTGAAAGATACCTTTGGACAACTGCCAAAGACACCTTCTTCTTTTGTGCTTCAATTAGCACTGATTTAATGATACATTTTCTAAACATAATTATGACCAGTTTCCATTGATTAATTCTGGCTTTGAAATACCATAAACATGATCCATTGATCTTTGTGAGAATTCAACATTGTATTCCACATCTTGCCAGTCAACTCCACAATATTCTGGAACTAAACTCACTGCATCTGATTCACTGATTTTCTTTGATGGTGTTCCTTGTGTTGTGTAAAAGGTTTGCCCAATTTTAACGTCTGAAAAATTTGCCATGATTGTTTTTGTTTAAGTTAAATGGAAGGTGCTTTCTGCACCCCCCTTGATTGATACTACTTGGATATATATGTTTGTCTTGTTGTGGTGATGAATCTGAAGTGTGGTCTTACAATGTGACCACAAGCATAAATGATTCTTGCATGATAAAAGAATTCAGACAATTCAATTCTTTCTTGTTCATCAC